ACGAACTGAACAGGAGCGTTCCTGGGAATGCCGTCTCTGACGTGTCAGGAGACGGATCGGAAACAGCGCCAATCGGGTTTATAGCCTGGGCCGGGAACCGCAGATCTTCCCATTCCAGATCACCAAGGTATACTGTCTCGTTGGATTCCTCCATGCGCCATCCAACAGTTCCAGAAGAAACCATGGCTGCGTGCAGGTGGTAGCCCTTGCCTGTTTCCAGTGAGAACTGGTGGTTGCCGTTGGCGGTAAGCGTCGTGATGGTCGTCTCTATTCCGCCGTAATCCTGGCACACGCGGATAGCGCCAGTCCACGTCCCGTATAGAGAGATGGTGATGGTCTTTCCGACCGTCAACGTCATGGTTGGGCTTACTTGCCCAGTCGTTGTGAAAGACCCTTGTGTAATGCTCATCCGATGGTCCTACCCAGCATGGCAGTCAGAGCGTTGTCATCCTCCAGCTTGGCATCCGACAGCACCTTGGCTGTATCCGCCTGAACGGTCGCCTGCTGCTGCTGCATCGCCTGTTGCTGCGCTGCGGCACGCTGGGCGTCCTTCTCGGCCTGTTCCTCTGGCGATGACATGATACGGGCGTCGATGCCCAGACGGTCCCAGTACTCGGTGGCGAACCGCTTCATATTGGCGATGTCCAGTGCGGTCGGGTCGATGGCTGCAACCTGTGCCATGATAGCCAGAGCGCGGTCCATGTTGCCGATGCCGACGAGCTTCATCGCCTGCGCCATGACGCTGACGTACTCGACCTCAAAGTCCTGACCCTGAAGCTCAGGCGGCGGGACCGGCAGACGACCGCGACGGTTCAGGATGTTGTAGATGCGCTCAACGGCAGGGTCCAAGAACTCCTGCGAGAACTGCTCGTAGACCGTCGAGAGGACGATCATCTTCTCCTGGTGCAGTTCGTCAATCTCACGCGCCTTGGTCCCAGACCGGCGCTCGCTCGACACCATCAGGAACAGGTTGTAGAAGAACACCTCACGGATCTGCTGCCGGAGATCGTTGATATGGGCGTCAACTGCCTGCACATCGAACGCGATCTGGTACAGCGGGCGGATGCCCTCACCGGCTTGCCCACGTGGAACAATGTTGTCCGCGCCAGGCGTCACGTCGATGCCCTTCCGCATGGTCCCCTCGGGGCGCTGCGTGGGCGGGGTGACCATCTTCTCAATGGCCTTAGCCGCCTGCTTCTTGGCGTTCTGGAGTTCCTTGATGTGGCCCAGCGCCATCATACCAGGGCAGTCCAGACCGTAGACATCGTCCCCCATCACCTTCCAGCGCGGAGTGATTACCGGGAACTCATTATAACCGGAAACTCGGAGGGCCTTCTCCTTGTTGGGATCAGTCGGGTCGATGTAGTAGCTCGTGTACTCCAGCGACTCCATGCTGCCTTCGCTGTAGCCGTCCGTGGGGCCGACCCAGTGCGTGACCTTGATGATCTCCTTGTCCGACCGACCGCTGTCCAAGCAGGCGCACAGCCGCTCTGACAGAGCTTCCTTGCCGAACATCTCAGCCATCTGCGTGACGGTCATGTCGATCTCACGGGCAAACTGATCCACGCGGCGGCGGGAGTTGATGCCCAGCCAGTAGGAGCCAGTGGGCAGCGTCTCACAGCGGAAGTCCTCTTCCTCGTCCTCTTCAATCAGCATCGCACCCGTGCCAAACAGGCCGGTCATACTGAACAGTTTGCCGCCCTCTTGGTAGAAGTTGGACGACAGGATCGCCGCGTCCATGATCTCGTCTACTTCCTCCAGGTACGTCTTGACGGTGTAGTTCTTGCCCAGTTCGCCACGGACGCTGGTCTTCTTCCACGGACGGCTAGCCGGGATGATGGACGCGCTAAATGCAGCCTCCATTGCACGCAGCGAGACGGTGCCGGTGGAGTCCAGAATCTTCTTGTTCGCCTTGTTGCCGCGCTTGCTGGTATCCTCGTCCAGCCAACGGTAGGACCGTGGCATGACGTACTCAGCCAGTTCGCGCCAGTGGTCCTCAAAGGACTCACGCCGGTCCTTCATGCACTGGACGCGGTACAGGATCTTGTCGTGCAGCGTGCGCGGCTTGTCGTACATTTAGGCTCCAGTCAGAGAGAGTTCACTGCCCAATGCGCCTTCGCCACCAAGGGACGTAGCCGACCCCTTGTTCTTGATCGTACCAGCGCGGCCCAGCATGGACGCCGCCTTGCGGAGACGCTTGAACTGAGCTTCAGTGCTGGGATCGTTGGCATACATGGACGCCATGTCGGGCGGGAGGCTTCCGCTTTGATCGGAGTTCCCGCCGCCCAATGCACCGCCTGAGTACTTAGCGTCAGCGCCAGACGCGACCGCCATGGCGGCAGGGAGCGCAGCGGCCCCAACGGCAGCGCCGGTCCATGCGCTACCTGAAACAGCCGGTGTCCATCCGAACCCAGCGGCGGCACCAGCGGGAGCAGCACCAGCGGCTGCCCCACCCAGCAGAGCGGCGTTGAACGCAGCAAGGTCAGACCACTGGCCACTGGATCCACCACCAGCGAGATCGCCTGAAGCGCCGGAGGCGTTGGCGAACGCGGTACGGGCATCAGCGCCACGGGCCAGAGATCCAGCGAATGCCGACCCCCACAGGTTTTGTGCGGCCAGCGGGTTGATGGCGTAGTCCAAACCGGGGACGGAGCGCAGTACATCCTGCGCGGCATCGCCAGCGTTAGAGACGTTCTGTTTAGCTTGGCTCCAAGCCTTCTTCCACGCCTTGCCGAGTCCCATGGCTTAACCCCTGAAGCCGACGATACCCGTGGCGCTCGTCCCGGTGGACATCACCTTGTAGATGCCAGCGATCGGGTGGAACACGCCGGTAGCGGGCGATCCAGTAAAGGTGCTCCCGTCAACGAAAGTGATCGTAACGGTACCAGCGCCGTCCAGATACAGACCGCGCAGCGGCGGGTCGTAGGTGGTCACGTCACTCTTGGTGACAGCTACCGCGCCACCAGTAAGAGGACCGTAGTTGCCGCTGTTCTGAAGAAGATTCGTAGCCATGGTTATTCCTTGTGATGTTGATTGGTTGCTGTCCGTGCCGCTCGACGCGCTGCATGCAGGTCATCGGATCCGCACGGGAACTCTGGCGTGTCCATAGCGTCTAGGTGTACCCAGATGCGCGGGAATTCACGCTCGATCTTGTGTCCGAGTTCGTGCATGCCGCACGCGATCAGGAAGGGGCGACCGAGATCGAACCCGATGCGAAGCTCCTGCTTCATGTGGTCGCAGAACCCACCAACTGATTCGTCGGTGACGGTGCGCTCACGAAAATCGGCAGTAGCCTGCGCGACCGTGGACGTGGTAACGCGCCATGGTCCGGAAGCGCCATCGTTGAGGACGCGCACGGGACCGCACCCGGTCATGACGGTCAGCGATAGCAGGACGATAACCTTAGCCCACATAGTTCAGGCTACCAGTAGTCAGGCGCGCAAGTGCGGAACGCTCGGCGTCGGTGAGGCCGCCGGGGACGTAGATCAGGCCAACGAAGCCGTGCCATGGCCTGGAATAGGCTGCTCGGTCGCCCACCGACAACGTGGTTGACGCTACCCACGGGTTCGTCACGGTGGCGTCTGACGCGGCAAGAGCGCCATTCTGGTATAGGCGCAGCGCGGTGCTCTCAAACTTCATGGACCACCGCGAAAGCACACCAGAAGAAGCGGCGAGCGTTGCAGCAGAAGCCAACTGCGTTCCTCCGCCGTCAACGTGTGATGCGCTGTCAACCGTATCTCTGGAAAGCTCGCCACCTGCCGGTGATCCAAGACCAAACAGGCGAGGTGCAGCCGCGTGAGGACCGGCAGCCCCAGCCCCCGCACTCCACAAGTATGGCGCAGCAATCGCCACAACCTCGCCGCTGGTCGTGGACAGCGCGGCGGGTGGGGTCCAGAGGATGTTGTCGGCGGTGCGGGTGAGGGATGCGGAGGTGGTTGGGATGTACAGACCACGGAATGATCCGGATTCAACCTGTGGACTTTTCAGCGCCATGACCGTGGCAACAAATAGCGATCCGCCAGTTTGTGCGCCTACTCTGGCGATGGCAGTTCCGGGTGTTGCAGCAACGGTAAGATGTGTGCAAACTACGTCGCCAGCGGATACGGCCACAGAGTTCGCAACCGATACGCCGTTGATGCTGTATGTGGTGGATGCCCCTGCTGGGAATGTGTTCCACAGGACGACTTCGCTGACGGCTAAAGCGTTTGACAAACTTGCGATGCGGACCGATAGCGTGTACACGGTGCTGGCGGACACCGAAACGGTCTGTGTGTAGAACGCCCTCGCCGTTGCTCCGTCAACCGTGAACGTGATAGTTCCACCGCTTACCGCAGTGGAAGGTGCCCCAGTGGTGGTGATGCCCCAACTCGTTGGCGCGGTTCCCGGCGATCCGCCAACGGCCCCTGACCACACCGAGTTGAGCAGTAGATTCGTCCGTGCCCCCTGCGCGAACGACATGGGCAGCACGCCGACGCCGCCAAGGACGAGGTTGTGGGAGATGAGATCGCCAGCGGAAGCAACAGCGCCCGTGGTCGGGTGCAGGGCGGTGGAGCCGGTGGCACCGGATTGGACGAGCGTGCCGTCACGACCAGCGATAGCTACCCCTGCCCGGTTGAACAGGCTCCGCAGGAGGTCCGCACCGCCAGACGACGACGTGGGTCCAAGTGCGAGGGATGAGCCGAGAAGCATACCGGCACTCTAAAGCATTATCGGTCCCGGTCAATCACCGAGACTCCCAGAAATCCCACTTGTCAGCCGCTTGCCCGTTAGCCTCATCCTTGGTGTTGGACGGCTCAACGTCCATATAGAATGTGACCGCTAGACTGTCGGCCAAGTCCGGACTCGGCAATCCACGCTTGCGCAGATCCTCCTTCGCCTCCAGCTTGGTCCTGCCGTTGTCGTCGGTCTTGTGGGTCGGTGAGGTGAGTTCCATCTTGATGGCTGGATCGGGGTAGAGCCGCCCGCCACCGTGGTAGAGCCAGTGCGCCATCCTAAACCACATCTCGGCCCTCGCATTGGCATATCGCCCATCAGACGCCTTGGAGCCAAACTGGACTTCGATGATGGGGACGCCCATGGAGCGGCAGATGTCAACAGCGCCAGCGCCAACGCCGCCGCCGTCGATGAATACCGCATCGGCCCTGAACGCCTTGGCTTCCTCGCATATGCGCTTGGCGGTCACCGTCAGATCCTTCTCTTGGAATACCACAGGCTGCCAGGTCATCGGCCCCATGCGGCGGAAGATGACGCTGCGGTCGTCGCCTTGGCGGGCAATGTCGCAGCCAAGGATGCGAGCATAATGGCTGTACTGATCCGGCGACAGATCGCGCTTGAATGCGGCTTCGACCATATCGCCCGTGATCAACTGCCCCGGCGAGCCTGCATCAAAGTTACATTCATACTCCAGCGAGAACTGCGCGGGCAGCATGTTCTTCTTCTGAATGGCGATCTCATGCTCAGAGAGCGCGTTCGTCTGGTAGCAGTTGAACTTGAACGCTGCCCAGTCAGGATCCTTCTGCGCCCGCTCAAACTCCATGGTCAATGGGTCGATGCCGGACGGCGTGCCAATGAGGAAGATCCATCCTTCGCGCCCAGCGAGGGTCGGCATGATGACCAGCGGAAGCACGGTCTGATCCCACATCTGGAACTCGTCGGCCACCACGCCATCGAAACCCAAGCCACGAATACCGTCTGCCTCGGCGGCACCCAAGCAGCGGATCACCGACCTGTTGGCGAATGTGACCGTCATATCCAACTCACGGATCTCCGTGTGCGGGATCTTCATCGCTACGTCTTTCAACTGCGACCACATGACCTTTCGCGCCTGTGCCAAGGTTGGGCCGATGTAGGCGTAATGCCCCTTGGGCTTCTCCAGCGAGCAGTGGACAAGCTCATGAAGCAGGCCGAAGGTCTTGCCGCCACGGCGATGGACGATGGCGATAGAGAAACGCTTCCTCGTTTCGTGAATGGTCTTTTGCCACGGGCGCGGTTTGTAGCCTAGGTCGATAACTTGCACGCTCATGCCGCTGGTTCCTCGGCGCGGGTGACCCCGGTGATGACTTGGATGATGATCGTGGGATCCTCGGTTGGTTTGGTCGTTAGCAACTGCTGGACCTTCGCTAGCATCTCCAGCCCCTTGAACTTCGCCTGAAGATCCTCGGCTTCCTCGGCTTCCTGAATGCCCTCATTGATCCGGCGCAGGATATCTTCCTTCTCGCTCTCCTGCTTCTGTTCCTTGACGGCAGCAGCCGCCTTGCGCTTGTTGTCCTCGCCCTCTGCGATTTCAGTGAGCGTAAGTTGGACATCGGCAGGCAGCGAGGTGAAGATGCCCCTTGTCTTGGGATCATGTATCAGCGCCAGTGCGTTCTTCTTGGATACCCGACGCCAGAGTGCCTGGCTCGCATGGAACGCCAGCGGTGACGCCTTGACCCAGTCGATCTCGTTGGCGACGACACCAGACTTGTGGTTGTGCGGCCAGTGGTTCTGGCTCATGCCGGGGTTGCCTTGAACATCGTAGCAACGAACGCAAGGATGTCCTTGTACTCCATAACGGCGAACAGCGCCTTGTCGTCGTACATGCCATCGCGCTCTATGCCGTCAAACATGAGCGGGAGAGACGACCCCTTATCCAAGCACTCGTCTAGCTTGTCCAGGAACTCATCGGTGCTGCCATAGTCAAACGCTGACCAGTCTAGGCTGGTGTAGAAGAAGTCGTTGGTCCCGGATGTCTCGCCCTTCATGCGCCACTCAAAAAACGCCCACTTCTCTCCGGTGGAGAAGATGACACCGGGTGGCATAGCGAGGAACTGGGTGCGGTTAACGATCTTCATCGGACTTCCTTGAGGTGGTTCCGCCAGCACTTGGCATCCATGATCGCGCACCGGATCTGCTCGGAGCGCGTCAGGTCTGGGTAGGTTTCAGCCAGCCAGCCGAGATCGGCGGGGATCAGCGAGATGCCGATGCCCTTGGCTAGCTGTTCGTCGCGTTTGTCGGCGTGGATCTTCGGGCGTGGCATATCCCGGTGATATCAGGTTCTTGCAATTATTCAAGTCGGCTAGGATTCTGGGATAAACTCGTCAATGCTGGTCAGGGGCCAGTGGGCTTCCCAGGCGGCATCGTAGAGGCGGACACGGTCCATGTACTTGGTGAGTTTCATCTGGAAGTGCGTGCGACGAAGCCGGTCCTGGGTCCGCTCCTTGGCGGCTTCCTCACGGCCTTCTGTGGATTCGTCTACGCCTGAGTTCACGCGGCGATAGTAAACGATGTTTCCCATTGCGCTAGAGGGGATGCAGCGGGTCTAGCATGGGGGCTTTGCCCATACTCATGCGCTCACTGCCGTAGTACCACTCAGATGTGGCAAGGTGCTTGTTTTCGGCAAACGCATCGCTGTCAAGCTGGCACCGCATGCGGTCTATGGCTTTGATTGCGCTCTCCAAGTGGGCGTGCTTTTTCATTGGGTATGAATCGTGGATGTCACTGTCAGCCTTCACAAGTAGGCTTCTGACTCGCTTGAGGAGCAGGCCCATGGACTGGTGCTGGAGTGGAGTGAATGGCTTGGTGTGCATGTTGCCAACGGTACACACCGCAAGGCGGTTCTCAATGTTCATCCCGATGCACAGTTGAACGTGTGTCACCAGCCCTGGATTTCGCCCGTGTCTTTCTGTATGGGTGTATTACCCACCAGAGAAGTGCAGCCAGGGGCGGTACTGGCAACGGAAGCAGAAACTTAGGTCCTAGGGGGCGCCGGGCAGAGACAGAGGCATAATCCGGTTCCATCAGCGAAGAGCCACAAACAGGGATGGCTAGGAGCAGTTTCTGTTGTCAATCCGTCTATGCACTCAGTGACACACTGGCTACCGTCTCGGGCTTGTCTGCATGGATCTGTCTGAACGCATGCTTGCGAGCAATAGCAGTCGGAGTGGCACGGGCGACCTAGGCTTATGGCCTGGGGTTTGTCGGCTGGCTTTCACCACCCACGATGGTCTAGGAGTCAATGAGCTTCGTCGGGGATCTTAGCCCGGTGTGTCATACCAGCAAGAGGACTTCTGTGACCGTCAAGTGACATCAGTGATCTTGCAAGAATACTGTGTCATACAGGAAAATCTGGTAGGAATTACGCGGTACTGGCTCAATAGCCCTATTTGGGACATTTGTGGGCCTACTTTTGTCATCCTGGGAGGGATAAACGTGCTGCCAGAGAGTGGACTTTTGTGACTGCCAGTAGGTCCGGATCTTGGGCTGGTTCTGGGAGGACGGGTTGCAAGTAAACCCTGTTCTGGGAAGTAGATAGATGGGGGATACTCCTACCCCCACCCTACCCCGGCTCCCCCCTCCCGGCCCCCTTGTGCCTGGCATTCGTGATGCGCCAGCTACATCGAGTCAAGCACCATCGTTCCATCGTGATGCGCTGATCATGCGCGCAGCGTATGGCCAGCCATGCGTCTAGTGTATGGCCTACCGATTATCATTAGGCTATCATTAGTGTACGCTGCTAGCCAGACATGGCGTGATGTCTAATAATTGGACAGCGTGTTGATATATTGGACATGAGAAGAGAGACGCTCCAATGATCGCTTCTCTATTACCCTTCTGCTCTGTCATGCTCATGCTCTGCCGTCATGCTCTCAGCTTGCCAGCTTGCCAGCTTGCTCCTGCTCTGCCATCCAGCCTCATATATACTCGACACTCGATATCACCTCATAATCTGGCTTGTGGCAGTCTCTACTGACCCACTACCCATGTGCACGAAAACTCTGCGAATCCAGACACGCGCTTGCCCATGGTGCCAGCATTCATTGTGCGTCCCATTGTGCGACATGCTGCCAATCGCCGGATTCAATCTTGACACGCTACACCAACCTATGCCACGCCACCATCCTACAGTGTCACACGCTCCATCTCCTCCCACCTCACTGCCCCCTTGTCTCTTGCCCCGGCCCATACGATAGGGGCAGACACCACCCAAGGATCCAGCCATGAGCCTCACTGACCAAGCCATCTACTCCATTGCATGCAGCGTGCACATGCTGGCTAAGACTGTCCCCCATGTGGACGCGGACCGTGCTGCTCAGCTTGTCCGCCATGCTGACGCCATGCTGGCCCGACTGGACAACGCCAATCGCCGGCCCTGCGATGATGCTTGGGTTGCTGACTGCCTCAGCGACATTCCGGAATACGTCCGCTACCTGCTAGACGCCGTGGACAACGCCGTGGCTGAGCTTCCCGCCGCCTTTGCCCATCCGGCTGGAGTCTGAGCCATGCGTGTGCTCATCGCTTGCGAATCCTCTGGCGTTCTCCGCAACGCTTTCCGAGCCCTCGGTCACGATGCATGGTCCTGCGACCTGCACCCCGCTGACGATGGCCACGTGTGCCATATCCAAGGGGATGCGCTCGCTGCCATCGCCAATGGCTTGGAAGGCGCGCCGTGGGAGCTGGTCATTGGTCACCCGCCGTGCACCCATCTGTCCGCTAGTGGCGCTCGCTGGTGGAAAGCCAAGCAGGCTGACGGACGCCAGCAGGCCGGTATCGCTTTCTTCATGGCCATGGTAACCGCATGCGAGGCCATCGGCTGCAAGTGGGCAATGGAGAACCCGATTGGCATCATGTCCAGTGTCTACCGCAAGCCGGATTGCATCATCCAACCGTGGCAGCACGGGCACGGCGAGACAAAAGCTACCTGCTTCTGGACTTCTGGCCTGCCGCCCATCAAGCCAACCGCAATCGTGGCGGGCCGTGAGGCTTACTGCCACAAGCTGCCGCCCAGCCCGTTGCGCTGGAAGCTGCGCAGCCGGACGTATCCCGGTATCGCTGCCGCCATCGCCAGCCAATGGGGGCAGTGACAAAACCTGGCACAACCGCAAGCCACTCAGCACGGGGGCTATATCCCGTGTCACCATCACCCGGAACCCCACCCATGCTCCTCATCCCCATCACCGCCCCGCCCGCCCTCATCGCCAGCCTTCGTGCTTGCGGTGTCCCCTTCCTCTTCTCCATCTAGGGCTGATCCCATGAAGCTTTCCTTCCCATCTAAGATGCCGTGCGCCAGTGTTGGGCTTCCCGCTATCGTGGCATGCCGTACCGGAGCCAAGCTAGCACAAGTCCCCGGCAGTGTCTGCTCTGGCTGCTACGCCATGAAGGGCAACTATCGCTTTAGCAATGTAAAGACGCCACGCGAAGCCAACCTCATGGAGACGCGGGCCGCTTTGCGCAACCGCAAGGGCCAGGAAGCGTGGATCCGTTCCATGTCTGCACTCATCATCGCAAGCGGGCGGACCCATTTCCGCTGGCATGACTCTGGCGATATCCTGTCTGCTGATCACTTGCGCATGATCGTCGCCGTTGCCAAGGCCACCCCTGAGGTCAAACACTGGCTCCCAACGAGGGAATACGCGATGGTGCAAGAGGTTGCTTTCGATGGTCCCCTGCCGTCCAACCTGACGGTGCGCCTGTCTGCCCACATGATCGGGCGCACGCTTGAACCGACCGGGGGGTTTGTAACCTCAAGCGTAGATGCTGGAACGGGCTGGCAATGCCCGGCGTCCCACAATCCCAAATATGCGGGGAATTGCATGGAATGTCGCGCATGTTGGTCGCAAGAGGTTGGCAACGTGGATTACAGGAAACACTAACCATGCGCTATTTCCTCCTCGGCAGCCTCCTATCCTTCGCCCTCCTAGCTACGCTTGAATATCTCCAGCCATGGGCAACCGCAAGCGAGCCAACGCCAGCGCAGCACGCTGCCGCCGTAGCAGACGGCTGGATACCGGGGACGGATGGGTATTACCGTGCTATTTATGGGCCGGATGCTTACTAATGCGTCCCCTCCGCCTCCTCCTCCTATCCCTCCGTCGATTCGTTAGGATCGCCGGTCACAAGTCCGAATACACGCAAACCATATACGGAGATTAAGCCATGAGCGCAACCCATGACACCCATAACTGGGACACAACCGCAACTACCGAGACTGACCTACAGCGTAGGCAACGGGAGTGCCGGGAACGTGGCGAAGCCTTGGAGGCACAGGCCAACCGCAAAGCGTGGATGGAATGGAAGCGCCAAGGGTGCGACAAGTGAACGTGACGCAGGCGCTTGCGCTTCGCATGCTCAAACGTGGAGCAGTCATCGGGAACGGTCCTAACGGCGCATGGATTACCGAACGTGACGGGACCGTGCATCCGTTGCACTTCGCCAGCCTATGCGCCCTTGGCAAGCGCAAGCTGCTCCGCAGGGTCGAACCGCCGGGCAAGTTCTACGCTGTGACCCATTGGGCGCTACGCGATCAACTGTAAACGCTAAGTTAACCGCAAGTCCTCACCCGGTCCATCGCATGATGGCCGGGTTAAGGCAGTAACCAACCGCCCTAGAAAGGCAGCCATGACTGATCCCGCCATCGACCTCCCCGCCATCCTCGCTGGCCATATGAAATGGCTACGCGATGAGACGGGAGGCTCCAGAGCCAACCTGTACGGAGCCAACCTGTCCGGAGCCGACCTGTCCGTAGCCAACCTGTACGGAGCCAACCTATACGGAGCCAACCTGTCCGGAGCCGACCTGTCCAGAGCCAACCTGTACGGAGCCAACCTGTACGGAGCCAACCTATACGGAGCCAACCTGTCCAGAGCCGACCTGTCCGGAGCCGACCTGTACGGAGCCAAGAATGCGGAATTGACGATTGCCAGAACCCGCATCCTACCGCAAGGCTCCATCATCGGCTGGAAGAAGTGCAACAACGGGGTTATCGTCAAACTCCGCATCCCCGAGGAAGCCAAGCGTTCACATGCCTTTGGCCGCAAGTGCCGGGCTGAATGGGCGGAAGTGCTAGAGGTAATCGGCGGGAACGCCGTAGGCATCAGCCAACATGATGGCAAGACGCAGTACACCGCCGGTTGTGTTGTCCGTCCTGATAAGTGGGACGACAACTGGCAGGAAGAGTGCGCTAGCGGCATTCACTTCTATATCACGCGGGAGGAAGCGGAAGCGCACTAAGCCAACCGCAGGCATCTACCCCGACTGGCAATGGCCAGCGGGGTTTAGTCATTAGAGGAACCCTATGCAAACCCGCGTAACAATCTTCCCAGACCTCCCCGACGACTGGTCCTGGTCCCCTCCGCTGCACCACTACTGGCGCAAAGCTGCTGCCCGTGACCAACTGATCCCGCTTTCTCTGGCCATTGATTACTTCCGCAAGCCTACCGTCTACATTGACGCCAGGGTCCATCCACCCATCCTAGCCGATAGGGAACCGCTGTGAACACATTCCCATCAAAGCCGCACACCATAGACCACGACCATACGCTGCGTGATGGCGCAACGCATGTCATATGGGGAAACGGCTCGTGCCTCTATGCCCTGCCGATCCAACCAGAAGGTGTGTTGTATACCATGGCTATGGTAGAGGATGATTTACTAGACCTAGGGTACGATGGAACCGGCTTCATGCGGACGGGAGTGCTACCATGACCATACGCGAACCGCAGGCGCAGGTAGTCTGGCCTATTGCCAATGGGGGACCGCAAGTGAGACTCTTCTATCGCAGGCGCTGGCACTATGGGAATGGTGATAGGAACCTACTGCGCGGGACATGGGCAGAGACGCATCTATGGACTAGGGCCGACCTTCCTGCCATTCTCGCCATTGGGTACGACCAGCCGGCTTTTGTAGGCTATGAAACTCTGACCAGTGATGGGGTTGTCGTTAGCTTCACTAGAAGGGGCAGTGGCGTCTTTCCTCGCCGCAGTGATCGCACCCCGATCCCTTGGAACCGCCAGCCATGACACGCACGGTATTCCCCGATAGGCCCATTGGCCGCATCCCTCGTCCTACGCCGCTCCCGTGGAAGCGCCAGCCTAAGACCGCACTGTACCGCAAGGACAAGCCATGATCCCGCCAAAGATGAGCTACGATGTGGAGCGCGAACGCTACAAGGTGGAATACGCCGAGGGGTGGCGCGATATGCTGCACGACATCCCGGCCCTACGGTTCCCGCCACACTGGCACGTCCGTATGTCGCCACCGTTCAGCGGGGCTATCGTCCGGTTCCGTGTCTCGCTGGATGGCGATACCGACCATGAATCCAGCGTCTATCTGGACGTATGGGACCGCATCGGCTACATGGGGGAACCGTATTGGGAGGTCTACCCGTACCAAGACGATGTTGGCCGTTGCCCCATGAACGATACGGTCAAACTGATGGACATGATTGAGGAATCTGCACGGTCGCAGGTTCCCAAGTGAACCGCTACCGCATCAAATCCCCACCCCGCATCTGCCCCGTTTGCGGTAGACTGTTTCACGCCGCGAGACGGGTGCTGGTGTGCAGTACAACGTGTGCTAACAAGCGCAGCTAAAGCCGGATAAGGTGCTGTCAAGAGCGGAACCCTGGGCAGTCGCCTGGGGTTTCTCTATTATATGGTTTTTCTCAATTCTTTGGTTTTCCGGAATCGGAAACTGGCTGTTAGGGGAAAGACGAAAGTGGGCGATACTGCTTATGTAAGTAGTAATTCACATATGGTACTGTTGTCATCCGTCAACCATTACAACGCAAGCCTGGTAACAAATCCCAATAATCATTCAGTCGCAGTCGATAGAACCCATGCCGCAGCTAAAGAACCGCGCCGCAAGTGGGGGCTTGCGCGAATGGGGTGAAGTGATAACATGCCGCCACTGGAACAACGCCCGTAGCTGGGTGCCAGGACGCGGGATGCCAAGCGCATCCATTCACAATCTGCCGGTAAGTCGCAACATCCTGCTGGGGTATTTCCCGCGCCCGAGCTAACAGCAAAGGTGTTGCGATTTAGCGGCAGTATGCCTTTAAGGAGGCTTTATGTTTGCACGCTTGCCGATCCATCCTGGTGAAATCTACGGTCGCCTTACTGCCATTGAAGTAAGCGGACGATCTGGTCGTGGTCATGTCATGTGGCGGTGCCGCTGCTCCTGTGGCACCGAAGCCAATGTGAGGGCGTCTAGGTTAACAACCGGCAACGCCGTTTCATGCGGCTGCGCTAGAATGCCTGCGCCCCTGCGCTTCAAGTCTACAAAATACGCTAAGTATGGCGACGAGAAGCGCTCGCCTGAATTTTGTGCTTGGCGTCACATGCTGGACCGCACCACGAGGCCAACCCACCCGTATTTCAAGGACTATGGTGGGCGTGGAATTTCCGTGTGCCATGAGTGGCAGGACTTCTGGGTGTTTCTTTCTGACATGGGGCGAAGGCCGTCTAAGATGCACAGTCTAGACCGCATAAACAACGATGGGAATTACGAGCCAAGAAACTGCCGATGGGCCACCATACACGAGCAGAATCTCAACAGAAAACGCAGGAGTTGCGCCATGCATCAGAACGTCTGCCAGTGCTGCGGTAAAAGAATACCGCTAGGCCTGGTTTACTGCGGTAATACCTGCCGGGAGATCGCAAGCGGCAAGCTGCGCCCGGTGTCCATTGCGGAAGTGCTGGGGGACAAGCGATGAGCAACCGGCGTATGTTTTTCGTGAAGCTCAACCTTGACGAGCTAGGGCATGACATGGCCATCATGGACAAGATGCCCAGCGAGGCATACGAGGCTTGGCTACGGGGCTTCAACAAGGGATCCCGTGGTATAGCTCCGGTGTCCGAGGGCATGGAGCCTGGCGACATGGGCCAGCGCATGGGCTACAAGGCGTTCGTTGCCGCGCAGGCGTTCAGCGCTTCCCGTGCCGCGAACCGTGCGGGCGGATCTAAAAAGAGAGAAGAGAGAAGAGAGAATCCAGAAGAGAGCAGTGTGACATCAAGTGATCCACATATGATGCGACATATGTCGCAAGACATGTCATCTGGGGGTGCTCCCCAGACCCCGGCTTCCAGTCGGAACCCATACCTAAAGTGCGATGCCAAGTTCGCCAAGCCGGAAGCGGTGCTGTCCTTTGAGCAGACCCCGGCAGGCATCGCCGCCTTGGCCAAGCGTGCCGAGATCAAAGCCCGTCTAGCCGCCAAGAAGGAACAGCATGTCTCTTGATACCTCCGACCTGCAATCCCGCCTCCTAGGGGCCTATCTGGCCAACCCAGAGGCTGCCAGCGTGTCACCCTTCATCGGTAGGCTATCTACCATCCTGTCGGGCAAGTGGGCTACTCTTGGCGGGTACGTGGACGCCATCCTCGCTGCCAATGGGGAGCCGAACCAAGAGACGGTATTCCAGTACATCATGGCGCACCCCTACGAGGGCGGGGCCGATGGCGCGATCACCCCGGAAGAGGTTATGGATCTCCCCGGCAGCAAGTCAGCCGAGACGATCAAGGGAGATGAGCGTCAGGTGTCTGAATGGACCCAGCAGAAGCGCGTCATGGCCATGCTGCGGGCTACGGCCTCAGAGATTGACCCTACGAAGCGCATTTGCGACCCCGCTGCCCCTCTAGCGGCCCTGGTGGAGAACCTCCGTGGAATCGACTCCAGCGCAGGCGCAGACACCAATCTGGGACACGGTCTATCGGAGGCCATTGAACAAGCCGAACTGGCACGCCGGAACCGGGAGGCTGGGCTGGCTACCGCGTCATGGGGCGTCCCTGCCGTGGACCGGATATGCCCGCTGGAGCCTGGCCGGATGTACGTCCTCGCCGCTGCCCCTAAGTGCGGCAAGACTTCGCTGGCTATGATGGCGGCAACTGCTACCGCTGAGGTTGGTGGACGGGTAGCCTTCGCCTCGCTAGAGATGCGGGCTAGCGAACTGGCGTGCGTCATGGCGGCTCGGGTGCTGGGGTTTGACACTAGAGCCTTCCGCCGGGGCATGATGCCCAGCGAGGACATGGATACCATCAGGTCGCTGGCCGAGGACTGGAAGCGGGATGATCGGGTCATCATCCGTGACACCCGAGCCGATGCCCACAGGTGCGCCGACATCTGTGCGTGGATCAAGCTGCGGCAACGCATGCTGGGCAACCTGTCGCTGGTGATCGTGGACTACCTGCAACTCATGGAGTCCAGCGATCCGCGCAAGAGCGAGTACGAGACAGTCACACAGAACACACGGAAGCTCAAGCTGCTGGCTACCAATCTCAACTTGCCCATCATCGTCCTGTCCCAGATGAACCGCGATGGTCGCAGGC